AAACTTGTACCGCTCAAATTAGCGTCTAAAATATTTCTTTCAAAGCCGTTTTGAGTTTCCGTTCCGAATTTAGTTAAATCTTTTTTATTTAACAACTCTAAAGCTTTAAAAGTTGGCTTTTGGTTAATTACATCAATAAATTGCTCCATTAAATTAATCATAGGCGTAACAACCTCGCTTTTATGTTCTGCTGTGTAAAAATCTTTTATATTAGTTTCATCTAAAAAGAAAACAGTAAAATTTATTTCCCTTTCTCTACTGTCTCCACGACCATAAACAACCTCCGTAAAATTATCTAATAACCAAACAATAGGCGTTTTATTAAATAAATCAATATCCGCTCTGGTCCATTCGATATTGGTCGCTAATCTCGTCCCAGTTATATTAAAAGGCTGGTCGAGTATTAAAGTATCTCCAACTATTGCGCCGTCTTTTAAGGTTAACGTATTACCGTTAATAGCTGTTATTGTTTTTGTTTGTAAGTTTCCAAGACTATCAAAGCCCCTTACACGTTTACCAACTCGAGCCCATTTTAAAGAGTTAACAGTATATTGATTAGAGTTTTTAGAAGTTACCGAAATTGTCCTATCTATTGAAGCAACTAATTCATTAAATATTTCGCTAAATTCTTTCATTAGATCCAATAGTTAAAATATTTATTAACGCCTCTAAACTCTGGATAATCACTTGAAAAATTGTAATACATAAACTTTTGGATAGCTTGATATGTTTTTACGCTTTCATTATATCTTTCATAAATAGGGCTATAAGCTCCCTCGCTTAATTCATTCTTTTGCTTTTGCATACCTAAAGGCGTGGCTGTTGTTATTTGGTCTCGTATTGCTTCAAAATAAATAAACCCTATTAACATATCTTTTAAACCTCTTGAAATAAGCATTTCGTAAAGATTAACGCCACTTTGTTCTGTAAAGGCGTTGTAAACTTTTAAAAATCTTGCCTCTGTTGGTATGTTTCCAGGTTGACCGTTTGCGTTTGCATAATAAAGATTAAATAGATCAACGCCAAACAATTCCGTTAAATATGTTAACTCAAATCTTTCAATATAATAGTCAATATCGACAGTATTATAAAGTCCTTGAGAAAGCGCAAACTTTCCAGTAAAATCTTCACTATTAACATAAAACCCCATAACCTTTCGCTATAAAATTGCTCGCTAATTCTCCAGTAACTTTTATTTTTTTACCTTTTAGGCTTTTATCCTTTACGCTATCATTAAATTGAAAATCGTACATTTTAACCGCCTCAAGCTCGACCTTTTCAGCTTGTTTTTTAGTTACTCTTTTAACTGGTTTTTTTTCTTCCACTTCTTTTTTAGTTCGTGCCATTTTTTTTTATTTTAAATTATTAATTACTGCCGACCAATCAAAAGATTTAACAGCGTCGTCAATTTTCATTTCGTCTTTTAAAAGTGAAAGCTCGCAAAGTTGAGCGTTTAAAAATTTAGCTTTCATTTCTAAATTATAAAGTCTTTCGTCTGTTCCTTGACCTTTTACTATTGCTTTAATAGTTTGCTCAAGTTCGTTTGAAACCTCTTTTATTTTATCTTTTTTATTTGCGCTTTTACCAACTGCTAAAACTGGGGTCATTTCATTAGCTCCAAAAGTAACAGCCGAGCCCTCCCAAAGCGCAACCTCTGAAATTTGAAAGTAACCGCCACCCTCAAGCTTTTCATCTTGAATAAATTTAACTTTATCCTTTATATATTTAAAGCCGATAGAATGCTCTCTAATTATTCCCTCCTCGTAATCAATTAAAGCGTCTTTTCCCAGCGTTGTATCACTTAATTTAGCGACAGCAAAAAGTCCGTTTTCGTCCTCCTCTAATCTTATAAATTTTCCTATTGGTTTCTCCCAGTCGTGATAACGTAAAAAAGCGATTTTTCTATTACTTTGAGAATCTACTCCTCGCTCTTGTAAAGATTTTTTAAAAGCCCCTTTTAAAATAACGTCGTTGTCGCTATCTAAATTATCAAAGTGAGCTAAATACATAGCAACCTCTTTTTTATCCAGCGAAATATCCTTTAATTGAATATTTTGCCCTTTTATTTGGTATTGTGTTAAACTTTTTTCAATCATTTGTTTAAATTTGTCTAAATTAAATATTTAATTTAGAAACAAATATAAAAATTTAATATGAATTTTAACTTTTTAGACGCTTTTTTTGGTAATATAAGCGAAACATCAAAACGTTTTATTGACGACTTCGGAAATAGAAAAAAAGATTTTGTTCACGATATTTATGGACAAAAAAAACCAATTTGGATCAATACAAATAAACCTTTTGAATTATATTGTGAAATTCCAGAGCTTAGAGCTATTATAAACCGTAAGGCTCAAATGATTAGCCACTCAAAACCTTGTTTAATTAACCAAGACGGCGAGGAAGTCGATAATCATTGGGTTTATGATCTAATAGAAAACCCAAACCCAACGCAAAGCTGGAACGACGTTATTTTTTCATTAGCTGTTAACGATAATCTTTTTAGTTCTGCATTTGCTTACGCCCCAAAACGTTCGTTTGGTATTGTTAACTTATTCGTTCCTTTACCAACTAACCAAGTTCAACTAAATCTATCTGGAGCTAATTTTAAACAAATGGACCAGAAAGGTTTAATTGATAATATTACTTTTTTATATTCAAAAGATAATAAAACAAATATTGAAGTTGATGAGCTTGTAATCATTCAAACTGCGGACGGTATTAATTTACTAAATCCAGTTTCAAGAATTGAAAGTTTAAAATATCCTTTATCAAACATTAGAGCGCAATATAACAAGAGAAATGTATTACTTGAAAATATTGGAGCTATTGGTATTTTATCAACTGATAAGTCCGACATTGGTGGATCGCTTCCATTAACTCCAGAGGAAAAAATACAAATACAAAAAGACTGGTATAATAGAAGCAAAGACGAAATAATTATAACAGAGCAAAATGTTAAATGGAACGCAATGAGCTACCCAACAAAAGACCTCCTATTATTTGAGGAGCTTACAGCCGACAAGCTTGCCCTTGTTGACGCTTTCGGTTTAAATCAATACATATTTAGCCAAGAGAAAGGGGCTACATTTAGCAACGTTAAAGACGGCTTAAAAATGGCTTACAACGATACTATTATCCCAGAGGCAAAAAAGATTTATAACAATATATCCGAACAAATTGGACTTGTTAAAGAGGGGCTTCGTTTAGTTCCAAAATTCGACCATTTGAGCATATTACAAAAAGATAAACTTGAAAGCTCTCAAGCCCTTAACTCAAGAGCCGACGCTTTAAATAAAATCATTCAAGCTGGTATTGAATTAACAGACGAGGAAAAAAGAGCGTTATTAAATATTGATTAAAAAAAAAAGAGGGCTTTTAAACCCTCTTTCTCTGACCAAATTAAATTCCTTGTATGAACAAAAATTACCTAAACGCCACAAATATAAAAACTTTTTTTAATCTACTTCGTTATTCTTATAATAAAAAACCCAGTTTAACGTTTTAGCGTGTTCTGTATGTAATTTTCTAAACCAGCGATTACGCTTTACTCCGCCCTCTACTTTGTACTTTCTTTGTGTTCTTTTTCTTATTGCTTCCATTTTATTAATTGTTTTTTCGTTTATACTCATCAACTACTTTGTCAATATGATTATTAAGGTTTTTAAATTGGTCGCTATTTGCGTTTTTGCTTAACCAGTTAATAAAGTTTATTATTTCGTTTTCTGCGTATTGTTCTAAAATTGAACAAAAATAGTGTTCTTGTTTTTTTCCGTGTACGTTTTCAAGTTCTATTGTTTTATATTTTTCATTAACTCCGTACTCATTTTTTAAAAATTGTTCTGCTTTCATTTTGTTTTATTTTTGGTTTTATTTAGGTTTTGGTTAGGTTTTAGTTTGGTTTATAGTCTTGTGTACATTCCAGTTACATCTGTGAAAATATTTTGTAATTGGTCACAATAAACTCCCTCAAGTTCTTTTATCGTTTTCATTCCTTTTGCGTTTGCCTTAATAAACTCCATTTTATACTCGTCTGCTGGCGTTAAAGTAATTCTTAAATAATTTGCTCCGCTTTGGTTTCTTGTTAATTTCATACTTAAGCTATCCCCTCCGTCAATAAAGTTTTTTGATCCTGTCATTACTGCAAATCTTCTACCTCCTAACTGTCTTAAAATTGTTTCTGCTACCATTTTTTTTGTGTTTTATTATATTATTATTATTAACTTGTTACAAAGTTATAATAAATTTATAATGTAGCAAGCGTTTTTAAAAAAAAATTAAAAAAAATTAAATATTAAGATTTGGAAGCATAGAACGAATGAACATAGAAAGCCCAGCCAAACAATCTGGAGCGTCGTCGTGCTTGTTTTTGCCCTCCTTTGAAAAGCTTATCACATTTTCAATAAATTGCTTCTGCTGAAAGTCATTATTTAAGACAAATGTAAAAGAGTTGTTAATCGTTGCGCTTTGCATTATTATTCGAGTTATTTTGTTTGTTTGGTTAGTTATTTGTAAAATCTTTGTCGGTTGCGCTTGCGTTTGTAATATTCGCGAAAACATAGCTCCCATTGAATTACTTTCTACTCGGCAATAATTAACGTTATTTCTTTTTAATTTGTAAGCGCATAAAGGGATCGTTATATCTGTATTATCTCGAGTAAATAAATAGTCGGTTATATAAACTTTATCTTTTATTATTTGAGCTATCGCCATAGCTGTAAAATCTGCGCCTTGATCTGAAACATCAATATATGCTAAAGCTCCGTCGGTTTTATTGTTATTTGCTTTTAATATTTCTTTGTATTCGCTTTCTTGAATAGTGTTAATATTGCTAAACAAACGCCCTTTTAAATCTGTTGGCTGTTGTTGGTATTCAGCTAACCAAATATCTGGGTTTATACGTTCCCTTATTTCATTATACTGCTCCGTACTCATTACATCGTCGCAAAAACTTTTCCCTTGTTCATTTAAAGCTGAAATAACTATTGATTTATTATAACGTTTTTTTTCAAAGTTTTGCCCTATAACGTCGTTTTTGCTCCAACGTGTACCGATATCAATACGTTTGCATTTTCTTTCTATTCGGCTGTCGTGTGTTGCTTCTTTCC